TCAACTAATTCCACTGCCTGTTGATGGTTATATGCCTCTTGATACATGGATTCAAGAAAATGGAATTACAAATCATCAAATTGAATATTCTAACTTTACAATTAGTTGGGTTTCATAATGGCACTTCCACCAAATTATCAGGGCGAATACAATAATGGAGTATCGTATCCATTAGGCGCAGTAGTCCTTACAGATGGCAACCCATACGGAATTGCTGGAGCATACTATATCAGAGTCACAAATGGTGGAAACCCAGGATATGCTCCAGGATATACAGACAACTGGACAGTATACAATATGCCTAAAGGTATAGACGGCGCAGGATCAGTAACTGGTTCTGGCAGTATTGCTTAATCTTTATCCCAGTACGCCTTACCAAACTCATCATAGTCGTCCCAACCTGCACCATCTAGGTCATCTATCATTCCTTTAGTATCAAGTTCGTAGTATGTGCCCCACCATGTATAAGGTTTATTAAGATACTTCCAGCATTTTGCATGGTACTTAAACTTAAATCCTAAATTACTATCTAAAGACTCATCTAAATCAATAGCCTTAACTAAATGATTCCCAGCGTATTCACCAAAAAAATTTCCTATCCATCGTAATGGAAGAATCTTGGTTTTTTCAATCTTTGTTATGTTCTTCATTGCTTTGTTTTGATAAATTATAAAAAAAATCTGAAATATGCTCATGAAAGTGAATTCCTGGATGAGCAGTAGTGGTTACCTTTTTGCTGTTAACTATTGAGTAATCAGATCCAACATACCAACAAACATTATCTTTAAATTCAGAGTTGTGATCTGATTTACAAGAATTTGATATAAGAGTATTCACTTGAGTTTTTGTTTTGGGTGGAAAAAATGCTGTATAGTTTTTTAATTTAAAGTCTTTAAGTTCGACTAAGTTTTCCATAATCAAAGCAGTTGCTAAATCCCATGTTGTCCAGTTTAACTTTATATTATTTGATAAACAAAATGACTCTAAAACATAAATTGCGTTTACAGAGTTTAAAATTAGTTGATGTGGAGAAACTGAGTCTTCTATATATTTTTTATCTTCAATTTGCATAAAAAGAGAGTCGCTATCTACAACGCTAACTTTTGGATTAGAATAAGTATATGATAAATTACTTAGTTCTTCTGCCCATTTATTTCCTTTTGTTTTGTAGAATTCTTTATCTGCTACAACCATTTTTCTAAAAAAATCTGGAAATAAACAAAAAATTTCTTTTGGCATTTTATTGTTTAGGCAGTATTGAATAATGTTAGTAGACATACTTTCTACAGAAGCACCAGGACTTCCTAAATTCATAATATTTTTATTAATTTTATTACTTAAAAGATTGCCCCATCTTCCTGATTCTGGTACACCTATACCAAAAGTTATAGAACAACCAGAGACAATTACTTCAGAATCTTTGTAAGCCTCTCCACGAAAACCAAATTCATTAATGCTATACGTATTTATTTCATCAATTGTTCCAATATAAACATCTTTTCCATTCCATTTGGAGTCAATAGCATTTTGTGCAAATGGATGATAATAGCCTAAGTTGTCTGTGTTTGTAAACAGTTTTTTTAAATATAAAGTATTTGATTCATCTTCTTTATAAAAATTTAAAATATTTCGTGTAAGCGTTGTCATAATTAATTATAACACAATCTTTTTTTCTAAAACTTTTTTGTAATAAAAATTACATAAACCAAGATCAAAACCATCTAAAAGGTTTTTGCTATAGCATGGCAAAACCTTACTTGATGGAAGATATTCTTTTGCATACACATGCTCGCCTCTGTCAAAAGAGTTATAGTCTTCTTCGTTTATTTCTAAAAGACTTATAATTCTTTTAGCCATAGACTCGGGATATGTTACAAGATCGTTAAAGTCTATAATATAGTCTGCATACTCATACAAAAAATTATTGAGAAGTATATATTCTGACATTGCTGCACCAGTTGTGCTCTTGTGATCATTTGGTGAGGGCGTAAAGTTTCTTAGTTGGCTTGCTCTGTACGATACAAGAGCGTCTACTGGGTTTCTAACTATTGTAATTATTTTTCTTTTTTTCTTATTGTTTTCATCAAAAAGTTCAAATACGGAGTGAGATTTTTCAATATGAATTCCTATCTTTTTATAAATGATTTCGTCAAAATAATGAGAACCACTTCTAGGAAATGTTAAAAGATAAGGCAATTCTTTCATGATGTCAGGGCCATTGATAGATGAACAAAACACACATCTGCAACAATGTATTCGGAGTTATTTACGACAACATCATAATGGGTTGCATCTTTTTCACAAAAGAAACATTTAGATTTTTTCATATAATAATTATACCATTAAACAAAATCAAACCATATTGGCATAATATACCTTGAACCATTTGCTGGTCCTACATTATACCAATAGTAAGGATTACCAGGGTATATAACTAGATCACCAGCCTTTGGCTTAAGCGTTATCCCTTGATTAAAAAATGACAACCTTCCACCCACATAGTCATCATTTAGATAAACCCATGCTGCTAAATGATTTGAGTCTTTATGGCCCATATCATCTATTGGTATAGTTTGACTGTTATTGTGAACCCATTGAGCAAAACGAGAATTTCTTGGCTTTAGTTTTACACCAAATTCTTTTTCTAAAACAGACTGAATACCAGGTATATATTTTTTTGAATAGTCAAGTGAATCGTAATATAGTAAAGATAGTGCAGGATTCCCAGAACTGTCTGGTTGCAAAGGACGATTATTACTTGTCTCTGTACTATCTATAAGTCCTATGATATGGTCACACTCTTCTTTGCTTAGACAATTACTAAATACTTTTATGTTGCTAGGATCGCTTCCAATATTATTAAAGTTTTTTACTGTTAAATCAGAGTATCCTATCACATTTCCTTCAGGCACTACAATATCATTAAAGTTTTTTACCATATCCAACAATCCGCTAATATCTTCTTGATCAGTATGAATCATAAAATCATAAATGCCAAACTGCTGAGAGAGATTTCTTATTTGTGCAACAACATCAACTAATTTTCCTTTTACATGATGATGCTGCTGTCTTACTGGTGCATTTTTGTCATATTTAACATACTTTTCATCGTCTGGATGGGTAGTAATAAGTGGATCAATAATAACTATTGGCTTGACCTTATCAAGATCAATCTTTTTAAATTGATCTTTAAATAATAAGTTATCGTCTACATAGATATATTCGCAATATTTGTTGGCTATCTCAATTGTAGTGTCTGAAGAACCAACAACTGCCATATGAGTTTTATGTTGATGACTTTCCATTAAATGCATGGTTTTTTCCATCCAAACCTTAGAGACTGAAACTCTTTTTGCAAGGGTGTCAATGAGTGATGGATCATGCATATAATGGTCTAAAACTATCTTTTCAGATTTGTCATTTCCTTCGTCTCCCCATCTTCCAGCAACAAGGTTGACTCCAATTCTTCCAGGAGCAAAACGATTTAGTGTCTCACAAATCTTAGCAGCATAATCAGGGCTTGTTCCGTATGCTGGCAACGCAATTGTCATAATAAGTTGATCTGTTGCTTTCAGTGCGTCTGAAATGACCAAAGAAAAATCTATACCACCTGGACCATACGGAAGCAAAACAGATTTTACTCCAGCACCATCCAACTCTTTTGCCATCTTCATAATTCCATTAAGATCTAAGTTTTCAATGCTGTCATTTATTTGCCAGTGTCTTCTCCACATCCAGTGAAAGGTTATAGGTTTATTTGTATTATCCATTTTTTATTACTCTTCCTTTTGTTTTAAACCAAGAACCTATCTTGGAGTGTGCTACCTTGACTCTTAAAAGTTCCCCAAAAGTTTCATGAGATATGTCTGATCCAAGATATTCTTGTCCAGTTTCAAGATCAATTAGTTTCCATTTGCCTGGGGCTTTTGTGTGTAATATCAAATCAATTGGGTAATCATAATCATTTACCTCAGAACCATCCAAAAGTTTTCTTTTCTTTGTGCTATCTGTCATTTTTAAACTATCGTAAACCAAATAGGTAGTGTGTATCTAGTTCCCGAAAGAACTTCTTTGACCTCATGTGCGTAGTGCATATTTCCAGGGAATATTAAAAGATCTCCAATCTTAGGTTTTATAGTAATGTTATGTATAGCAAAACTAATTTCTCCACCTTCGTAATCATCGTTTAAATAAACTAAAGTTGGGATATGGTTATCTGTAACATACCCTAAATCATCTACATGTAAGTTTAACTTAGTTCCTGTTTCCCATTTAGCAACACTAAGTTGAGGCTCTTTTGGTTTTATACGATTAAATTTATATGCTTTTACTATTTCAGATCCAATTCTGCCTTTAATATCAAACCTGTCTTCTATTCCAGTATAAATATGCATCCAGTTTACAGCGTTATCATAATCATCTTTTTGTGACTCAAAACTAACTTTTCTATTTTCATCAACATTTTCTAATAGATATTTAATTTCATCATTAGATAAAAAATTTGGTATTAGTTTAATATTTTTTGATGAATTACCAACTTTTTCAAAGAACTCATTATAAGAGTTCTTTCTGTCAATCTCTCTTGGATCATGACCAACTGGGATATTATTAACGACATATGGCATATAACCATTATACACTATAGTTTATCGCCAAAGTTATAGGATATTTATGCATTTATCAAGGGCTTTATTGTAAAATTGATAAAAATTAGATAAATCTAGACTTTCTACATATGATCTTATTTCTTTGTAGTCTTCCACCTTTTTACTAGACAATAGATGACTATTTTCTTTAATGTCTGAAATCATTCCTTCTTTATAGTTTTTGTTTGTTATTGATAAATTTATAATATTTGATAAAGTTTTAACAGTATCAAAAGGATATTTTATTAAATCTTCATAATTTATAAAAATATAAGAGTTTTTATCAATATCTGCTTTATTTAAACTGTCTATATAAAGATTTAAATCTTCTGTATTTTCTTTATTATTTCTAATATGATTAATAGTTTTATTATCTTTGTCATAAAAAGCAGTCATTGCTAACTTTGATGTAAGCATATCGACTGGATCCCTAACTATGGTTATCATTTTATTATTCATAAGAATATGAGATCTTTTTATATATACTCCAGTATGCTGAACAATTCTATCTTGAAGGTAGTGAGATCCGACTCTAGGAAGTGTTACTATGGAATATTCTTTACTTATTTTATTAAATATATTTGGCATATAATCATTATACACCATGGCATTTACGCACCACAGGTAAGACATACAAATGGTTCGTCATTAGCCTTTACATATAATTGATTACATTGACTACAGGCTATCTTGTAAGAATCAATCTTCTTAGCATATAGGCTCCAAGAAGACTCAAACTTATCCATGACTTACTTGCATGCCAAACAGTAGAATGGAACACGAAGGTTATCCCGATGTGTGTATATGGTTTGAGCACACTTGTAGCATTTTATGTGAACCATAGGGCCTTCTTCTTTTGCTGGTGCTTGGATAGTTAAGGTTTTTGTATAGTATACCTTTGTGGCATACCAAGTAATTAGTATTAGAGTTAATGTTAGCATTATACTATTATATCAGAGCCATTACTCAAAGTCAACCTGGGACTCAAACATATCTAGTGTTATTGGGGTTGATGCGTCATCATCCATAGCCCCACAGACAGCACAGGTTACCTGGCCATCAAGGTCTAACTGGTAGTCGCACCCATATTTTGTACATGTCATATATCTATCATACCACCTAGAAAAAATGTTGTCAAATATTGTGCTATAATAGTATCATGACAACTCACAACGAACAGCAAACTGCTGCATATGAATTACTAGAAAAAGCAGTTACAGAAGAAGAAAAATTGGTTGCAAGGGCAGCATTGAAGTTAGCATTTAATGCGGCACAACCAGACCTAAACCCAGAGCAATTCGCTGCTAACGAACTTCGTAAAAATGCAGTTACCAGAGAAGAAAAAGACATAGCGATAGCAGCATTAAAGTTAGCATTTCCAAGAATGCGTCGAGGTCTTGCAACATTTCGTGACGGTGAAGAAATAAATTTTAACTAAATAGTTCGTATAGTTTTTTATTAGGCGCGTTTTTATGTATTAAAGTTCGGCGCAAAATAGAAGTAATAAACCTTCCTATGCCCTACAAGGGCACTATTGGTGAGTAGCCTTCATATGCCTAGCAAGGGAATCGTGTCCAAATATACCCCATCTTAGATCCCACTGTTTTTTACAAATCGGACAGATTATTATCCTCATCACTCTCCCATATAATTAAACACTTAGTACATTGTATCCCAAGTTCTTTCATATACCAAGTATGAGCACACTCTTTCATTTTTTAGCCACAGGAATTCCATCAGTCTCACTGTCTCGTTTAGACTTTGCTTTTTGTTGTGGGACAAAGACCTTATTGTGTGCTCTTCGCTGTTTTTTGTTTAGACTGCGTCCAACAACTTTAGTATCAGGTGCAGAAGGATCAGGGGCAATTAAAGGCTTATCGTAATCTGGTCTAGACCAAGAAGCAGGAGTACCCATCACAGTAGCATCAATAGCCTTTTTGTTTGAATTAAGTTGTCTTCTAGCCTTATCAATTTCTTTAGACCAATTAATTTGTTTTTGTTTTTTCATTGGCGATGTCTTTTCTTATTGCCATACTTAGCCTTAACATCAGCAACTGCCTTATCGACCATAGACTTGGTGAGACACCAGATATGACCATCAGGCATGGTTTGATGGGTATACCAAAAGGACTCATCATCTTTAGGTATAGTGCAGCAATTAGTATCCACCTAAGCACTCATTTCTTGTATGAAACAATCTAATCTTAGTCAATATTTTGCGGGACGGACCAAAGAGATCTTCCTTACAAGTAGAGCAAGTATAAGACCATTCACCACTAAACCAGTCATGTACATAGCCCTTAGCATTGGCATATTTCTTGGCTACAAAGGTTTGAAATGGATCTGGTATTTCCATATTAATCATCAGTAAAAAAATCTATACCTAGATACCAGTGAAAGAGATACAAACCTATCTCCCATTCATGTCTGACTGGATAGCCCCAATTGTGGAGATATACCCCAATAGCGTAGTTGGAGGTCATCTTGCCATAGTGTAGTTTCATAATCCAAGTATAGCAAAATTTGCGGGACAAGTCAAGTATAATAGAGTAATGACCCTACTATACATCCTATACAGCCCATTACATAAGGCTATTAAGATAGGGATATCTGATGTGTCTGGTAGAAGGTTTGCAGCCCATAGGACCAAGGGTTGGATACTCATAAAGTATTGGGCATTTTCCGAACGGGATCAAGCAAGATACATAGAATCCCTAGTAGTACAAACCCTTACTTCCAAGTATGGACATTTTCTGGATAAGGCAGATATGCCACAAGGGGGATATACGGAGACATTTGAT